CGCCACGACCATCTTCGCTATCTTCAATAACATCAAGAGCATCTTCACTAAGGAGACTCTGGTCATACCAGTTAATACCAGGTGTTGCAAAGAGATTGATATCAACATCCTCAGGATTTGCAAACTGCATGTAACCAGCAAGATATGCATAGTAGTCAGTAGTAATTGCAAAGTTCGGAAGCTTGAGGCTTATCTGAGGGTCGAGTTCAAGCTCATAATCGCCACCGATAGGGCGGAATATTTCCTTCTGGAAGTAACCAGAACCTTCCTTCTTGAGGGTATACTTGTTGCCTCTGAATTCATTGGTATTCGTTCTGTGGTCACGGTTGATATCCCATCCGTCAAATCCGCCGTAAGGATAAACGGTGAATTTACGAAGATTTACATCTTTGTAAAGGCACTCATCAAGGTAAGAGGTAGGAAGAATACGTGGAATCCTCTTGTACTTGTTCATCTGTACAGGGTCTACAGTTGTGAATGTGAAACCGGACTGCCCATCAACCTGTACGATAGGCGCGGTTTCTCCAGTAGGAACATCCTGTGAAGCTGTAATGATTGCATCAAGGTGGAAACCATTCGTAAGCTTTTCAGGGTCAGCGTCGCCAACGCCGTCTGCATAAGCATCAACACCCTTATAGTTAAGGATATCATAATCAAGAACCTCGTCGTTGAGACCGAAGTACTGCCTCTTAGGTTTAACAGTATTGTCATAGACAGTATTGTAGTTCATTGTAAGACCACAAATAGTGTTGTACTTAGGAACCGGATATCCAAGGAATCCACAAGGAACGCAGTCGTCAACACCTTCCTCGCTACTGAATTCAATAGCAATGTACTTTGACTTATTCGGATAAGAACCGTCAATAGTACCGACCTTAAGACCAACGAAACTTGACTCGCCTTCTGTCATTGAGCAGTTGGTGAATTTTTCAAGAACAATCTGTGAACTATCAGTATCGTAGAAATCACGAACTATAAGGTCAAAGAGACCTTCAACCGGACGAATCCTCTGGATTGATATCTTAACCTGATAATTTGCGGCGTTACCATCACTGATTGTATAAACCTTGAACAACTTCTTGACATCAATTGTCTTTGTTGAAGCCGCCTTAACCTCAGAAACAATCCAAGGTGTTGCAGCACAACGATAAGTTGAGATAAAGTTCCAATATCTGAAATCATTATCAACAGTACCTGGTTCGGGAACAAAGTCGCAAGGAATTCTTTCTTCACTGTCTTCGCTTGAGCCAGTATCTTCTGGTATCTCTGTATCACAACCTTCCGGAACAGGACCAAGTCCGTCAATGCGGTATGGGAGCTTGTACTCTTCTACAAAGCCAGTCTTAGGGTCTGCCGTCTTTGCGGTGTCAGTATTTGCCTCCATCTTTGCGTAAATGTTATCATATAGCTCTTTGTAAAGAGCCATGTCATAAACAGCCTCAATGTATACAGGAGCTGAACCCATAAGAGGGTCTTCTGGAAACACCTTATAGATGTAATCCGGGTCAGAAGGATTCATTGAAACATTATATACAATCTCGCTTGAACCACTGGTGCTTGATGCGTCGCAGTATGTGATTGTAAGTGCAAATTTACCAAGGTCAACTGTTATGTTATTGTTACAGTCATATCCAGCAATTGCAGTAGCACACTCAATGTATTCCTTAGATGTGATTTCACAATTAGCACCATATACATTTCCAGTATAAGGGCCAATCTTTATTTTGGTCACAATATCTTCAGGGAACTGAGATGACTCTACGCAAATACCCTTCTGGGTGGTATCACCAGAATATGTCTTCTTTGAACGAAGAATAACAACCGGGAGTTTACCCTGGTCTTTTGCTATATCACAATTGTCATGAGGAACAGAATTCTTTGAGCCCGCTTCCTCGGCCGCAGAAATAACCCATGCTGCACCAGCCCAATAGCCAGAAAGACCAAGAACACGGACGACTTCAAGTTGCTTTGACTCCTCAAGATATGCTTTTGCAACATATGGAAGTTCATATTTTGGATAGTTGGTTCCTTTGAACTTGATTGGGGATGTACCGCCGAAGTAGTCAATGAAATCATCCCAACTTGTAATTGATATAGGTTGGAATGCGGGACCCTTAAGGGTCTCACCAGCTACGCCGAGGGTTGTGATACCCAAACTTTTAGTGGAATATTGTATGTCCCTTACCTCAGTGTACACACCAGGAGAAACATGACCACCTCTTGCATCGCTTATCATCTTAAACTAATCTTTTTTAACTTATTATTTTTCTATAAATAGTGTAAAAGAGCCGAAAAAAAGTGCCCATTACATTTTTATTCTTTTACTATAATTTCTTCCGTGTACTGCTCTTCCTCAGGAGCCCTGTTTGACACGACCTCTTCCCTTGTAAATCCGTTGAGCATAATCTGTGCCGGACGACTTTCCCTCTTCTTGATAACCTTACATATCTTTATCTGGTCGCCATTATGAAATTCAAGGTCTTCCGGAATATTCCCGTCAAAAGACTCGCATACAACATCACCATTCACCTTAATCTTGAAATATCTGGCATTGATAGAGAAGGATTTATCAGCCTTGACGGTCAAATCCATATCCATTGTAAACGACAGGTTCGCATCGCATGGGTCAATGTATGCCTTCAATGAAACTTCCCTAAAATAATAGGGCTGGTCGTCTATACAGTCATTGGTCTCAGTAAGAATCGTTTGTACATCGGCTGGTTTGTGCACCCCACCGACTTCAACATCCGCATAACTTCCGTCTCCTTCTATGTCAAACCCGATGAACGCAAGTCTTGGAACCTCGTGGACAATGAAGCTGTCTTCCGTAATGATATATGCCCTTACAGTAATACTGAAAGACTGTGAATAATACTGTCTGTCATTGATACTGTACTCACTGTCATCACTTATATCGTTGAGTTTCATTGAAATATAGTGTCCGTTAGGGCGTATATAACAATCAATTGCCTTGAAACGGTCATTGACAAGGGTATTGAACTCGTTAAGAAGTTCAAATTTATTGGTAAAAAGACTTACCTTATATACAAGGTCAACCGCAAAAGGCTGTTTCATACGGTATTCAATGAAGTATTCCCTGTTGTTCTTGTCAGTCGCAACAAGCCTTTTCATCAGCCACGTATGTTCACCTGGAATGTTCTTGCTTTCTCCATTGATTGTGCCACTCTTTGGGTTATTTTCCCTGGATATTGCCTTGAAGTTGAGTATAGGGTTCTGGTCTTCATCAGTAAACTTCCAGGATTGCATATATTCACTGAATCTCTGGTTTGAAAAGAGGGTCATCGTCGGAAGATTCTTTCCTTCATAAGATATTGAAAGACTGTTCTCTACCCATTTCTTGAACTCACGGTCTATATCCTCGTAAGTCAATGGGTTTGGGAACGGACTACCATCCTTAAGCTCCTCTTTATCAAAGTTGAGCCTTAGTTCCTTCGGGTCTGGCTGATTGTCATAACCCATAAAGTTCTTAAAATTCCTGCTTCCCATAACTCTTAACCGTTGAATTCAATATTATCGGCTGGTGCTGCTTCTATTGTCCTGTAATATGGGGCAACTCCGTAAACCGTGTTCTTGTTCGCCGTCATTCCAACCCTTCCGTCGTTCGTCACAGTGAAATATTCCATTCTCTGCGGAGTTATTTGTACACCAACATAGTCGCCTCTCTTAATGTCTATGTCAAGCTCATCAAAAGTTTTCAATAACACACTGAAAATCAGTTTTCCAGGCTTGGCATACATTCCTTTCATCTTGTTCTTCTCATATGATTGAAGTTCAGCTTCCTGGATTTCATAGACACACGGAACTTCAACCGGAGGAAGGTAACGAATGGCATCCTTATCAGCTTCTTTGTAAATATCGTTAACCTTTGTCTTTGAAAGGTCTACCTGATACAATATAACAGTTTGATTTGCATCTTGTTCCAGATATTCCATAGCGAATCCCATTTCAAGGTTATACTCATCCCTACCGAAGAATTTGTGATTCCTCTTTATTGGAGTTTTTCTTTTTAACTTAGTATTGTCAAACTGTAAATCCATCTTAAAAGTGCCTATTATATAGATAAATATTACTTTTCTTTGATAAAGTATTTGTCTATTTTTATTCTAAAGATATAATATCTATAGATAATATATATTATTATATAATATATTTTAAGAATGGTTAGTTAAGAATAAGAATAACTATCATAGTTTGTTTTAATCATTTATTTTTAGTATCATAATAAAGGTAGAAATATATTAGTTAATGACTTATACGAGTGTAAAGGCAAAAAATGAAGCAATTGAGATATTAAGGGGTTATTCTGGGAGTAATCCGTACTATCTTATGCTCAAACGTGATATCATCTTAAAGGGTGATGTTAAACAACTCAATGCCTTCAATGTAGAATATGTCATTGAAAACCAAAACTTT